AACGCTTATGATATCAACATGAAGATTGAAAAGCATGCATATGAAACTTACATCAAGTATCTTTCATATCATCCAGAAGATAAGAAGATAGCAGAGATAGCAGAGGATGAACTCAAACACGCAAAAGAACTTCAACATGCAATGTTGATGATATAAATTATTTGTGATATAATTAGAGGGTGTAACAACCCTCTTTTTTTTATGCAATTCACAGTTTATTCTAAAAATGGATGTCCCTATTGCACTAAAGTAGAAAAGGTGCTACAATTAGCGGAACTACAACATGATATCTTAAAATTGGGAACTGACTTTGACCGAGAAGAATTTTATTCTAAGTTCGGTGAAGGTTCTACATTCCCAAAAGTGACCATGTCATCTGACCTTGGTGATGAGGAATTCATCGGTGGTTGTAGTGAAACTGTCAAATTCTTAAAGGAACGAAACATTGTCTGACATCGAGATAAATAGAGGTATTGAACTGTTACTCAATGGAGGTAAGAAAAAGGAAGAACCAAAACCAAAACCAGAGACTTTAAAAGTAGTCTTGGATAAAACTGTTTCTTTTCTCCGAAGAGAAATCAAGTTTTACTTTAAAATTTCTTTGAATATATCAAAGATAGAAGAGTAAAAAGTTCAAGGAGTTTCAAATGTTAGATCCCATTGCAGCACTTACGATAGGTTCCATCGTTTCTATTATTGCATTAACTGTCGGAACTATGCTAGGATGGATAGCAAGAGAATACATGTTTACCTACCATGAAAATAATGAATCCTCCGAAGAGGAAACATATTCAATGCACCCTGAACTGATGTATGACGAACATGGAAATCTATTAACAGATCAACTAATCGCATTTAAATTTGATAATAGCGAGGACATTGAACCATTAGATGATTAATTATGCCCACAAAAACAAAAACAAAGTTACCTAAAGATGCTCTTGTCTCTGAAATCCTAGAAGCGGTTTCAAAACAAAGAACTAAAGCAAAAAAGATTGAAATACTACAGGAACGATCCACAAATCAAGGATTGATTGCTGTTCTTGTATGGAATTATGACCCTAACATTGAGTCGGCAGTTCCTGATGGTGAAGTTCCTTACACCCCCAATGATGCTCCAAAAGGAACTGAGCACACACGCTTAATTCATGAGTATCGTAATCTCTACAAATTCTGCAAAGGTGGAGATCCAACAATAACTCGTAATCGTAGAGAAATGTTGTTCATTCAACTTCTTGAAGGTTTAAACGAGGATGAAGCAGAAGTTATTTGTTTAGCAAAGGATGGAAAACTTGGAGAAAAGTACAAACTCACCTACGAAACAGTCAAAGAAGCCTTCCCCGAAAGATCTTGGGGATAGAGTCCCAGATAAGTGGACTCAAGATGAGAAGATTAATCTTCAGAAGAAGTACTCTTGTGAAATTCTTTTAGAGAATGGTACTCCTGAGAAACTAAAAAATAAAAATCAACCTTCTGATGCAGTGATTGTCACCTATGAATTTGGTGGTACTACTTCTCGTGACCTTATTAGAGGCAAACGAGTTGACATCTTCGATTTATATTATGATTACTTCGGACCAGGTGTCTTGAAGTCGATTGACTTTGGAGAAGGTACTATTAGTCCAACTCTTTGGAAGTATTCTCAAAAACCTCAAACCAAAAAGAAGAAGTAATTACAAAAAAGGCGGAAAAAAAATTCCGCCAAATTTTTTGTCCAGAGGGTCGCATAAATAATTCATTATAAAGTATCATTATGACTTACGTTTACAGAAAATATGAAAATCCAGAGACCAAACAAATGGTGGATTTGCAAGAGTTAATAAACGACCTTTTTGAAATACTTAAAACTTCCAATAAAGAGATGGAAGAAGCACAAACTCATATAGTAATGTTAAAAGATAAAATACAAGAACTACATGAAAGATTAGCTGATCGTGAAGATGAAATTAATTCACTTTCTCTTAGATTATTGCAAACTGAACAAGATGATATGGATTTACGTAATGAGTTACAACATAACTATAACAAGATAGAAAGGATTAGTATTGAATTAGATAATCATTCTCATTAGATGAGAAAAAGTATAAATACCTATATGAAGAGTAGAAAAGCTGCAAAAATTTTAATAAAACGAGCTAAAGAAAATCCTGAGTTGTATACCACCCAAGAAGTGGAATATGCGAAACTATTACGGAAACACGAACCTAAACTGTATCACAATTTACAAAGTTAGTTGACTATATAGTGTGGGTATGCTAACATACCTTTACGTTCATCCAAATGCATAGTCTAGCACTACTGGTATTTCTATTTGCTGAACATGATGCTACCCATTGGGAAATGTCATGTGATGAATGGAACGAAGCAAGGGTTGAGATTCTTAGTGATAAGAACCACACACCTGATGCTAAGGAGTATCTTATTGATTACTTCTATACCAAGGTACCAGAACAAAATTGCAGACCATGGAGCATTGGACGCAAGTAAGCCGACTCGGAACGGGTACGTTCATCCCGAAAGGGACGCAAAAGCCGACTGAAGGAACGGATGTAAAAGTCCAACTACTTTAGGAGAAACCAAATGGCACAAGTCACATACCGTGGTATCAAATATGATACAAATAGGGACAAGGCAAAGCAGACTAACAAGGTCGATCTATCTTACCGTGGTGTAAGACAAGAAAAAGAACTTACAAGTCTTAAGTGATTGAAACTCTAGAGATATGCATAGCATCTGCTATCTTTCTCACAATCATAACTGCTGAAGTTCAGTTCCTATACGGAAAATAAAACAGAGGGGGTTTACACCCCTCTTTTTTTATAGTATAATTAGTCGAAAGGCAATAAACATGAATAAAGGAAAACTAAAAGTTCTTCTCATGGCACTTAAAGAGGTAGTTGATGAATTAGAATCTGAAGTTTATTCAGATACTAATGCATACGTTTCTAACACCCCACCTAAAGATACTTACGCAAGTTATGATGAAGTTTTAGGTGACGATGATGGTTACCCAGACTGATGATTACTCCTAAGATCAATATGGATGAAAACAAGTGGTTAATCAAAAACATCAAAGAGGCACTCAAACAACCTTTCAATTATAATATTGAAGAAATGGAGTATCTTAAGGAACAACTGCGAGAAGCAGAAGAACGACAAAAAAACGCAACTAGAGGTAAAGGATTCGGATGAGTAATGTTAAACTAATCTCTGTTTCTAAAGGAGCAGGTGAACTTGAGGGTAAAGATGCTCAAGAAGTCATTACCTACTGTGCTCGTGTAAGTAACCCAAACAATCAAACTAAGTTTGATACTTCTGCAGGTCTTTTGAAGTATTGTATTAATCATAAACACTGGAGTATCTTTGAACAGGCAGATATGACAGTAGAAATCAATACTACTCGTGGTCTTGCTGCTCAAGTGCTACGTCATCGTTCATTTACATATCAAGAGTTTTCACAAAGATATGCTGATACGAATAACTTGGGAGAAATTAAATCTCCACAACTTCGTAGACAGGATACCAAGAATCGTCAGAACTCTACTGATGATCTTGATGAATTTACAAAACAGAAACTAGAAGTACAAATGAAAACTTTGTTTTCTTCTGCTGAGGCACTATATGCACAGATGCTTGAACTTGGTGTCGCAAAAGAATCTGCCCGTTTTGTATTACCATTGGCAACTCCTACTAGACTCTATATGAAAGGTTCTGTGAGATCGTGGATTCATTATATTGATCTTCGTTCTGCACATGGAACTCAGAAAGAGCACATGGAGATTGCAGAAGAAGTTAGAGTAATATTCAAGGAACAATTCCCTGATATTGCAACCGCTCTTGAGTGGTGATAAATAAATTACCTAAGGAAAAGTATGGCAACGTATCCCGTTATTCATAAAGAAACTGGAGAACAAAAAGAAGTCGTAATGAGCGTCACTAAGTGGTCACAGTGGTGTGAAGACAACCCAGACTGGAAACGCGACTGGTCTGATCCCTCAACTTGTCCTCAACCTGGAGAAGTTGGAGATTGGCAAAACAAACTAATCCGTTCTAAACCAGGATGGAATGAAGTTCTAGAAAGAGCATCAAAATCACCAGGATCTAAAGTAAAGAAAATTTCTTAAACACATGCCCAGAAAAAAAGATTCTCCAATTGGAGTAGGAATGACGGCTAAACAGATGAAGCGTAAGAAACCAATTAATTCTGATTTCTTACTTGATGTGAAACCTCTTACAGAAAATCAAGAAAAACTCTTTGATGACTATAAAAAAGGTAAAAATATCTTTGCATATGGTGCAGCAGGTACAGGAAAAACCTTTATTGTCCTGTATAATGCACTGAAAGAAGTTTTAAATGAAAGAACACCATATGAAAAAATTTATATTGTTCGTTCTTTAGTTTCCACTCGTGAGATTGGTTTTCTACCAGGAGATCATGAAGATAAATCTGCTCTTTATCAGATTCCTTATAAGAATATGGTAAAGTATATGTTTGAAATGCCATCAGATGCAGATTTTGAAATGTTGTATGGTAATCTTAAAGCACAATCAACTATTTCATTCTGGTCTACTAGTTTTATTCGTGGTACAACATTTGATAATGCAATTTTGATTATTGATGAATGCCAAAACTTGAATTTTCACGAACTTGATAGTATAATCACTCGTGTTGGTGAAAACACCAAAATTATGTTATGTGGTGACGCATCACAATCTGACTTGACTAAAACTTACGAAAGAAACGGTATTCTTGACTTTATTAAGATTATCCGTAACATGGAAGATGAGTTTGGAATCACTGAGTTTACAGTGAATGATATTGTCAGGTCTGGTTTAGTCAAAAAATACATCGCTACTAAACTTGCCCTAAATATTTAAATACTCAATGTTTAATCATGTCAATTTGAATCTTCCTAAACTCAGTCGTAAGACTGTTGATGGAGTCAGATATTATCAAGTAGAAGATGGTGGTGAGATGCTAGATTTAGTGTCCATAACCTCTGTTACTAGTCACAGGAATAGAGCAAAGTTTGCAAAGTGGAGAAAAAAGGTTGGTGATAAAGAAGCTGACCGTATCACGAAAGCGGCTACAAGTCGTGGTACTGATATGCACACTCTTACAGAATATTATTTAAAGAATGAGCAAGCACCTACAGATGTATTGCCTATCTCTAAAATGCTATTCAATATAGCAAAACCTTTTCTGGATAGTATTACTAATATTCATGCACTAGAGTCATCAATGTACAGCAAAGAACTTGGCATTGCTGGAACTGTTGACTGTATAGCAGAATATGATGGTGAACTTGCTATCATTGATTTCAAAACTTCCAAATCACCTAAGCCGCGAGAGTGGATTGACCACTATTTCGTACAGTGTTGTGCATACGCATGTATGTTGTATGAACTCACTGGACTTACTGTAAAGAAGTTTGTTATTATCATGGCATGTGAAGATGGAGATTGCGAAGTTTATATCGAACGTGACAAATCAAAGTATATAAAGGAATTAATCCAATACATCCAAGAATTCATCAAACACAAACTAAAAGAATATGCCTAAAGAAACTCTAGATGAAGTCCTAAAAGAAAAATTCATGTGCAAACAGAGTTTTGCTCTTGAAATTGAAAATATTGCCACACAAGAGAATGTCAATTACATTGACGCAATTATTTTGTTTTGTGAAAAGAATGAGATTGAGGTTGATTCTGTGACAAAATTAGTATCTAAACCACTGAAAGAAAAATTAAGATGGGATGCCACGCAATTGAATTTTCTAAAGAAAACAAGTCGAGCAAAACTACCCGTATGACTGCTTTTGATTGCTACAAAACATACTTAGCGATCAAACAGCATTTTACTCAACCTGCCTACGATTACTTCCGATATTATGGTGCTACTTCAGCATCTATGACATCTTTTAATAGAAGGAAAGATAAGTATTTTTTTGAGAAGATGTCTCGTCAGAAAACTGATAGTGAGATTAAAGAATACTTTGTAGCAAACTTTGTTTATCCATCTAATCCACAATCAGTTTGGATTGGTGAAATTATCAAAGAAGGTGAAAATAATTATAATACATGGTTGAAAATCAATCAAAGTCTTGCTTACCATTATAAGGAAGATCTGGAGATATTATTTAATACTGAAGACTTTAAAAGTGTGATGGAGTGTAGGGGACACCCGATATTGCTAAAAAAATACTTATCTGGTAGAATTAATTTGGAGACTCTGGTTATTATGAACAAGATTCTTAATTTTGTTCCTTATTTTGATAATAAATTAAAAGATCCTGTATGGGAAACCGTAAGTTTAAAAATTAAAAAGTATACTCCCTTCCTAAATATTAATGTGTTTTCGTGTCAAAAAATGCTAAAGGAGGCAACAAGTCAATGAGTGAGTTTTTCGATTCTAAAATCGTACAACAGTCCTTAAAAGAAATTACTGATATTCAAGAAGAGATATTTAATTCTCTCTTCACTTATCGGACGTTTACCGAAGAGGACAAACAAGAGCACATTGACAAGTTGCGTAGTCTTATTGAAAAACAAAGGATTATGTATGCAAGATTAACTCTTACAGACGATCCTGAAGCAATTGAACTTAAACAAAAAATCGAGCAATCAGCACTGATGCTTGGATTTCCTGAAGGCACAAACATGTCAGAAGTCTTCGACACAATGGATGAGACACTGTTACAAGTGATCAAAACCAGTGGACTTGACAACTGACCAATCATACACTATAATAACTAAATCCGTACAAAAAAACACAGGCCAAATCTAATGTCTTTTTCAAATCTTAAAAAACAATCTAAACTCGGATCTCTTACTAGCAAACTGGTAAAAGAAATAGAAAAACAAAACAAATCTGCTCAGGGTGGTTCTGGCGATGATCGCTTATGGAAACCTGAAGTAGATAAAGCAGGTAACGGTTATGCTGTTATCAGATTCTTACCTGCACCTGATGGCGAAGATATGCCATTCGTAAAGTTATATACTCACGCATTTAAAGGTCCTGGTGGATGGTATATTGAGAACTCTAGGACTACAATTGGTGGTAAAGATCCTGTATCTGCATACAATTCCGAACTTTGGAATAGTGGTACTGATGCTAATAAAGAAATTGCCCGTAGTCAGAAACGTAAACTCTCTTACTACGCAAACATTTATGTTGTAAAAGATCCTACTAACCCTGAAAATGAGGGTGGTGTATTCTTATTCAAGTTTGGTAAGAAGATCTATGATAAGATCCTCGCTGCTATGCAACCTGAATTTGAAGATGAAGAAGCAATCGATCCTTTCGATTTCTGGAGAGGTGCTAACTTCAAACTAAAGATCAAGAAAGTTGCAGGTTACTGGAACTATGATTCTTCTGAGTTTGCTGCTGTTAGTCCACTTTTAGACGATGATGATGCACTTGAAGCAATCTGGAAGAAAGAATATGGACTTGCAGAAATTGTTGCTGCTGATAAGTTCAAGGATTATGAAATTCTTGAAAAACGTATGAAGACTGTTTTAGGTCTAGAAGGAGCAGTACGTCGTCCTGATCCTGAAGTTGCTGATGAAGATGATAGTAGAGGTGAATTAGAAGATTATAGTGAAGGTTTACATCGAAAGGTTGAGACACCTACGATATCAGAACCATCAAGTGATGATGACCTTGACGATATTATGGCAAAGTTCCAGAAACTTGCTGAGGCTTAATAAGATCCTCTCTTTGTTTTTGCATTTCTTCGTTGAGAAGAAACAGTATACTTATATGCTGTTCTTAAATCATTAATAAACAATCCTAAGAACTGAGGTTTTAACAAATAAATCTCAGTTTTTTTATTGTTTTCTTCAAATTCATATGCTAGGTTAGAAACACTCTTTACTGGACTTACTGCAACTCCATTTAAATATACTGTGAAATTAGAATCAACTAACTTACCTGCAGGAACTACTAACTTATCATTAGTATCTCTTAGTTCAGTTGTTTCGTGGTGATGAATGTTTTGGATATTATCTTTACCATACTTTCTGTAGATAAAATTATAGAAGTCTTCTCCTCCTAGTGGCCACTCATCCCTTAGATTGATAATATTATTAGTGATTAGGATAACATAGTCCAGTCCTTCATCTTTATAATATTCTAAGGCAACTTGATCAGGTCTAACTCCATCTGGAATGATATACCTGTCAAAACTAGTGACATTATTATAAACCTCATCAATAAGTTTCATTCTCTTGAAGAGGTTTTTAGTTTTTATATACTCGTCTTTTGAGTTTCTATAAGTTGAAAAAGGACTTTGAAATTCAAAATCTGGTAGTTCTCTGAAATATCCCATTAGTATCCTGTTCCTCGTAGACCTTCACCAGTATCATAATCTTCTTTGTAAATTGGGTTAAGTTCTTGAAAACTCAATGATAATCTCATTTGAGTTGGTGTTGCATCTTCATATGTACTATACTGTCCAGCAGCAGTGTAGTTTATACCAGCAGACGTTAGTGCACAAACTTTATGTCTTTTCAAAAATCTATGTGGTTGAGATCCTGTCATGAATTCAACTTTCCATACATCTGGAGCTTTTAAGAAAACTCCTTCTGAACCTTTTGATGCAGACATGCATTGTTTGAAAGTTCTAATAATTTGTTTAATTGTTTGACCTTCTTTTGGACTTCTTGGGATCAAGTCAAACTCATATTGAAATGACCTTAAGGCAACACCACTGAATAGTGCTTCTTTGTTTTGGTTGATAATTTGTCCCTGAGTTCTTGAAAGAATCGATTGTGTATCAACATTTCCACCTAATGCATTGACAGCATTTGCTGCCATTTTGTTTTGAAATTGTTTGATGAGGGCACCACCAGAATCACCAACTTTATCAACCAAACCTTGAATCGTTACACCAGCGTTTTCAAATGCATTTTTATCTTCGTCTGGAGGTTGGATCAAGTCCGATGCTGCACTAAATCCTGCCAAAGATAGAGCATCTACTTGATTTTCGTTCCAACCTGCTTGCTGAGAATCTGGTATAACCTTTGGCATTGGTAATATAATTGTCGCTTTGTGTTTTCCTGTAGCAGCACTTACCGCTGAACCTTCTTGAACTTTAAGACCACCACCCTCGGTTAATCCTCCAGCTGGTTTATATTCAATACAAGTTATCTTCATATAATCCATTGTAGAGTCAATCATATCACTAGGATATCGCAAGATACTACCTGCTGATTGTCCACCTGCGATAGATCCCAAAACATTACTTAATCTTGAGGTATAATCTGCTATTTTGCCTAGTGTAGTAGGTACTTCAGTAAATCTAACCACTATTTTCCGATTGAGGTTCCAAAACTATTTATAGAGTTATCTGCTAGTTTTTATTCTGGCATACGGAATATGCTTAATATCTTCAAATTCACTCCCTCTAACTAGGTGCACTTGACCTACAATTTCTGGGAATGTATAGAATCTTAACTCTCCACCATGATGAAAATTAATACCTTTAAATCCCCATTCTGTAATCTCTGTACATGCTATTAATGGGTGCTCATCATATGTAATATTAGGTGTCTTTGGTTTATAAATGAATGTATAATATTGTCCTACCTCTGGAACAGTTCCACTCTCATCTAAAACTGATATAATTGACAACATCATATCATCAGGATCTTCCATACCATTCAACTCTTCCACAATAGGAGTAAGTCTATTGTATGTTGGTGGATTTAATACCATTACTTAATACCTAATTCTTTTTCAGTAAATATTCTGAATTCCCAAAGTCTGTCTTTACAAAATTCTTTGGCAGCATCCCATTTTGCCTCATTTGTGACATATTGGGTTACCTCGTACATGTATCCTTTTGATTTTCTTTTTGGTTTCTTAGGAGGTCTTGTTTGTTTATCTGGTTTCACTTCAATGATAGATCTACAAATAGATCCATTGGATTTTATATATTTAATATAAAAGTCAGGAAAATATCTATGTACTCTATTATCTAAGGGAGAACGATATGGTATGAAAAATTCTTCACTTCCCCATTCTAAGATATTATCATTTAAGTCACAATAAACCATAAACTTTCTTTCCCATAATGAACGATAGATGATGTTTGTTGGATCACCTTTGTACTTTTTAGGATTGGTTGGTCTATATTTTCCTTTATATGCCATTAATATTTATCACTACCTTCCTATATAGTATAGGCAAATCATAACAACAAACGTGCAAAATCTTGCAAAGGGTGCTCAGATTGCTGCTGGATATGGAAGATTAGCAGCAAGCATATTCCCTAATAGTAAAGCAATAAAGAAAGTATCTGGTATTCTCAACAATGCTAATGACATCGCTGACGCTTTAAGTGGTGGTGGTGCAGGATATACTGGTAATAGGTCAGGTCCTGGAACAGCGAAAGGAATGTCAGAAACCATTGCTCAGTTTGGTAGACTGGCACAGACTTCTCATTATGAAGTATCCTTTGCTGGTTTTATGAATCTATCTAATCTTAGTGGATTCTTACGAAATAAGGGAGTTGATACAGATTTTATTACTAGAGAACTAGGTTTATTGTGTAGTAGTGCTTCTCTCCCAACATCTAAGTATCCTGTTTCTGAGATAACAAACTTTATGGGTGTTAGAGAAAACTTTGCACATACAAGAATATTTGCCCCTATTGATCTTACTTTCTATGTTGATAAAGAATATAAGACATTAAAGTTTTTTGAGCACTGGATGGAATATATTGCTAGTGGTGCACAAACTAGAGATGGAGTTTTTGATCAAGCAAGACCAGGATATTATATAAGAATGAAATATCCACAACAAGGTTACAAATGTGACACTATACAAATTAAAAAATTTGACAGAGACTATCAGTATCAGATAGAATATAACTTTATTGGATGTTTTCCTTTTGACATTGTTGCTATTCCCGTTTCATATGAAGGATCACAAATTCTTCAAATGACTGTTAGTTTAGCATACGATCGTTATGTTTGTGGTGCAATTGATAGTAAATCTGTATCTCAAGGAACTTTCGGTAACTTTATTCCTCAATTAGGTGGTCTTGCTATTGCTTCTGCTGCTGCCTTTGGTGGAACCTCAGCTCTAGGTAAAATCAATAGTGCTGCAAACAGTCTTGCAGGTATTTCTAGAAATGCTAGAGATTTACAGGGATCTATTGATTCTGTCAGACAACGTTTTATTTGACCCCTATATAATATACTGAAATTATAAATTATGCCGTTACCAACCATTACAACTCCTACGTATGAGTTGAATTTGCCATCGAACGACAAGAAAATTAAATATCGTCCATTTTTAGTCAAGGAAGAGAAAATCCTTATCCTTGCAATGGAGTCTGAAGATACAAAACAAATTACAAACGCAATTACTGACGTTCTTAATTCATGTATAATTACCAGAGGTGTTAAGGTAGATAAATTACCTACCTTTGATATTGAGTATCTCTTCTTGAATGTTCGTGCCAAGTCTATCGGTGAGGTTGTAGATTTAGTTGTAACCTGTTCTGATGACGGGGAAACAAAAGTAGATGTCGCAGTCAACCTTGATGATATTAAAGTAGAAAGAAAGGAAAATCATAAAACAGATATTAAATTGGATAAAAACCTCTCCTTAAGGTTAAAGTATCCTTCAATGGAACAGTTTATTAAGAGTAATTTTGATTTTGATGGTACTAATGTAGATGCATCATTTAAAATGATCGCTGGATGTATTGACCAGATTTATACTGATGAAGAAGCATGGCCAGGATCTGATTACACTGAAAAAGAAAGAATAGCATTCCTAGATCAACTAAACACTAAACAGTTCAAAGAAGTAGAACAGTTTTTTGATACTATGCCTAAACTTTCACATAAGATGACAGTTAAGAATCCCAAAACTGGGGTTGAAAATAATGTGGTGCTTGAGGGTTTGGCGTCTTTTTTCGTATAATAATGGCACAAGAGGATCTTGTGTCATACTTTAAGTTAAATTTTGCCTTGATGCAGTACCATAAATACTCTTTGACAGAGCTTGAAAATATGATTCCTTGGGAAAGAGAAATTTATGTTTCCCTTCTCCAACAACACATCGAAGAGGAAAACTTAAAAGCACAGCAACATGGCTGATTCATTCCTACCAAGAAGACAAGAAAGTAAGGGCAGTGCTCTTGCTAGAAGTATGATGGGAAGAAATAGTCAGACAGATCAAGTTGGTGGAGTTACTCAACAAGTCATGGTTGCTGGTTTTAATGATGAGGTTTTAGGAAGTATAGATCGAAATTTAAAATCAATACTTCAAATACTGACAAAGGATTTAGAATTACAAGAAGATAATTTACAAGATGATAAGAACGCAGCGTTACAAGCAAAAAGTCAGGAAAGAAAGAGTGCAGAAGCTAAATCATTTGCCAGTCCTATTATGGGAGGAATCAAGAACATTGGTGATGTTGCTAAGAAAGTAACTAATGTAAAAGGTATGTTAGATGGATTGATAGAAGGTTTCTTATCCATTATGATGGGATTTATCGCTGGTAAATTACCAGAAATAATAGAAGGTATTAAAGCAACATGGGACACAGTTTCAAAAGCTGTGATGGATGTTGTTAACAGCATTGTTGAAGGTATCAAGGAAGCATTTAATTTTGTCAAAGATATAGTTGTTGGTATTATTGATTTCTTTAAAGGTGGTTTTGATTTTCTAGGAAAAGGAATAAAAGGATTTGTAGATTTTATTGTTGGAGTTGGAGAAAAAATATTTGAAGGACTGAAAACGGCATGGAATTTTGTAACTAATCTTCCTGGTATGATTGGTGGTGTCTTCAAGAAAGGTTGGAACTGGATAACTGGTGGTGACAAAACAGAAGGAGAGTATAAGGGTGAACCAATAAAGAATGCCCGTGGAAGAACTATAGGATATAAGAAACCTGAAGGTAGTGCTGAGATTCAAAGTTCAGAAAAGACTTATAATGAAAATTTTAGTGATAAAGTATTTGATAAGAAATCTGAGGTAGATGTTAATTTAAATAACTCATCAAGTTCAGATGAAGTTGGCGATATGAAGGGTAAGGGTAATAAAAAGAATCCTGTTATACAACCCAAGGTTTTAACTGGAAAGAGTTTTACACAAGAACAAATGAATAATGCTGTTCCTGTCACTAGATCAGGAGCTGCGATTGTTGAACCCTACAAGACCGAGTTATCGCAAGTAGAACCATCTAAAGTAAAAAATAATAAAACAGTTGCTCAACAAAAACCAGAATCAACACCACTTGTTATTCCTTTGGCAACACCTACAGTAATGCCTACTACAAAATCTCAAACTAGTAGTTTGAGTCGTCCAAGAGGTGGTGGGAATAGTTCCAAGTCAATTCCATCTAAAAATCCTAAAAATTTCTATCCAATGTTTGCTGCGATTCAATATAATTGCATGGCAGACTTCTAAGGTAAAGTAAATGGCAAAAGTAGAATTACCAAAAGTTAACGAAGATAAATTAAAAAGATCAACTCTTTCTATGAAGAGTATTGATACTACTGTTCTTTCTATAGCCAAATTTTTAGGTAAAAAAGAAATTTTTACAGCAAAAAAACAAAAGTTTTTGAAAGATCAAAAAGCGATGATCAAAGGTCAGAAAAGAAAAGCAGATGAAGCTGACAGTCTAAAAGTAGAGAAAAAGAAAGAAGCAAAAGATAATATGATTGTCTCCGCTGTAAAGAAAAAGGGTGGTAATATGCTTGATGGATTGGTAGAAGGTTTCTTATCCATTTTTGCAGGATTCTTAGCAGGTAAAATACCTCAAATGATAGAAATGATAAAGACAATTACACCACAACTTAAAGCAATTTTTGATGGAATAGCAAAAACAGTTGGATTTGTTTATCAATTCTTTCAGAGTGTATCTGTAATTGTGTATGAACTAGCCAAGTCTTTATTTACATTGACTCCTCCAGATATGGAAAAAATTAGTTCTGAATTTACTGATATAACAACTTCATTTAGTGCATACTTTGAAAGTGCCCTTAATGTTTTAAAAGTACTAACGTTTCAAGATTTTAAAGATCCAAAGGATTTAGACAAGACTGTTTCCCAATCATTTGGTATCGTAGATAAGGAAGTAAAAAATAATACTGTAGACGAATCTGAATTAACAGAAGAAAAAAAGAAAGAAGCACCTAAGGTTGACTACAAAAAACAAGTTAGTCAAGAAGAATTAGAAGCAAAAATGAAAGACCCTAAAGTTATTGAATTGGCTAATCAATTGGGTGATGGTAAACCAAAAACTAAGGCAACTAATGGTTATCTAAATGCAGTTTCAGTTGGTAAGATGCTCACTGATCAAGGTGTTGGTGTTTGGCAGCACCCAGACTTCAATATCAAAACTGGTTTTACTGGTTCTGGTTTAGAAAGTATGATGAAAAGAGCTTCTAATTCTTTCCATAGTTCTGGTGAAGCACTTGATATTCCTATTGCAGGTCAAGGTGAAGAGAGATTAAATCAAATAGCTTCAATGCTTGGTGCTAATAAGAAAAAACTTGGCATCAATGAACTGAAGTGGAAAGATGATGCTGACCACATGGATCATATCCACGTTTCTTTCAAAGGAGATGAACCAATAAAACCAGCAAGTGTTGCTGCAGCACCATCTTCTAAGTCTACAACTGTAGATAATATTACTGCTGCTAAAGATATTGATTCTCCAATGAGTGATATGCAAGGGCAAATTAATCGAGCAGTATTGTCTCAGCAAGTGCCAACAATGTCTGTACCTTCTGCACCACCAAGTCCACCAATAGTTGTAGGTGGTGGTTCAGGAGTTCCTACACCTGATATCGATACTCTGTTAAATACTATGCAGAGGACTAGAGTATTAACAGCATTAGCATACCAATAAAATGAGTGCAGATCAAGCAGCAAATTATGAAGAGTTTATCATCGAGTCTAATGATGGTTCTAGAGATGTAGACCTTAGATTTGGTGTCATATCTTTTCAATACTTTGAAGATGTATTTTCTCCAACAGTAACCGCTAGAGTATTAGTTCAATCCTCTGGTGGTGGTGATATCGAAGATTTTAAAGGAGTTGGTGGTACTAAAGCATTACTACAAGGTTTACCTATTATTGGTGGAGAAAGAGTATCAATTAAGGTAAAAACCGTTGTCGGTGATGGTATTGATTTGACTGAAGATCCACTTTATGTTGGTGGTGTTAGTGAGATTATGACTGATGGTAATAGAGAAATATTTACATTAAATTTAGTGTCTAGATCTGCAATTACAAATGAAACTTCCAGAGTAACAAAGAAATATCCGACTACTCAAAAAATTGATATTTCTGTAAAACAAATTGCAGAAGAATTTTTAAAAATTGAATTACCAGAAGATAACATTGACTCATGTAAAAATCAATATGGATTTATTGGTAATCTCAGAAAACCATTTACTGTACTAACATGGTTAGCTGGCAAAGCAATTCCTGCCAGTGGTAAAAAAGATTCAACAGCAGGATATTTTTTCTATCAAACACTTGATGGTCACTACTTTAAATCAATAGATGAATTAATCAAACAAGAACCATACGCAGAATATAAAGAAGATACAGTACAAAAAAGTGCTCTTGAATCTGGTGTTAAAGATACAGCAAATAAGATTATGTCTTATACTTTTAAACAGAATACAAATATTTTAGAGAAACTTAGAACTGGTGCCTTTTCATCTCATAATGTTTTCTTTGATCCCCTGACATTTGAATTTCCCCAGTTTACATATAAATTGAAAGAATTTGCTGAACAAATGGAAGTAATGGGAGAACCTCCCGAACTACCACCAATTGAAGCAGGTAGTAGTGAAAGTCTTGGAGATTACCCAACAAGGCTGATGACAAGAATACTAGATCGAGGTACAATGGATCCAGACGTCAAAGTTGACGTTAATTCAGATCCAGCAAAAGTTCAATCACAATCCATTGCTCGTTATAATCTACTGATGACTCAAGCAGTTCAAGTTACAGTCGCATGTAACTCTGATTTAAGAGTAGGTATGATTGTTAAGTTATTCTTTAAAAACCAAAGTTTTGAAAAGGGAAATGAGTTTGACGAGCACACAAGTGGACTATATATGATAAAGGAACTTTGCCATCAATTTACCCAAAGAGACTCTCTGACATCTATGTTATTAGTGAGAGATTCATACGGTAGAAAATAACTTACAAATAGGAGTTTAAAATGAAAAGCATAGAAGAACACATCCAACACGACAAGGACCTTATTGAAGATCCAAAAACTTCTGAACCCATGAAGAGGCATGCAAAAGACGAACTATTTGAATTACAGGAGTATGTTGGACATCATAAGAAAGAGATTGAAGCAGGAGATCATCATGACCCAAATGCCTTAGAACTATTTTGTGATAATCACCCAGATGAACCTGAATGTTTGGTTTATGACGACTAATGATCGAAGAAGCAGCGTTTAAAAGTAATTTTGTAGGACGTGATGGCTTTAGATGGTTTATTGCTCAAGTAGCACCTTCTACCAAACAATCTAAACAAAGAGAAGGTGGTTGGGGCAATAGATATAAAATTAGAATCATGGGGTATCATCCCTTTGATGCTACTATTACAGATGAAGACCTACCATATGCTCATGTGTTAATGCCCCCTACTGCTGGTAGTGGTGCAGCGAACACGTCGGAGTCTTGTATGATTAGACAGGGAGACGTTGTATTCGGATTCTTCTTAGATGGAGATGATGGACAACTCCCTGTCATTTTAGGTTTATTTGGAAGAACTCCTCAGGTAAAAGCAGGAGAAGCAAGCACTGAAGATACACAAGGATTTAAACCTTTTACTGGTTACACTGACGAAATTGTTGGAACTTCCAAGATGGGTCAGGAAGAAGCAAATGATAACCAAGGGGTTGTCAATCTGCCTGCTGCAAGAAATCCTAAAAATTCTCAAGGGGGAGTTGTTGATGGTTTGTTAGGTGGAAACTTAACAGATCAATTGGAGTCTGTATCAGGAGCATTAGATAGTGCTTTAGGTGCAGTCAGTGGAGGTATGGCTGAGGTTTCAGGTGTTTCTGGTCAAGTAACAGATGTTGTTAGTAATGCTGGTGGAGCAATTAGAGGTGCTACTCAGGGTGTTTTGAGTGGATCATCAAGTGTAATATCAGAAGCAATTTCTGGAGCAGTCACTTCAGCAGCAGCGGGTGATCTTTTAGGTGCTGCAACACAGGCACTAAAGGCAACAGAAGCTGCTACTGGTGTTATTGCTGCTATTGGACAAGATGCTGCCACGATTGCAAATAATATTAAGTCATTCGCATCAATATCAAATGCAAACCTTGCTCAGTATATTACTCAACCAGGTGGATATCAAAATCAAACATCTCTAACTGCGGTTATTCCTTCAGGTAATGATGCATTAGACTCTTTAATCTCTGCAAAAAATGCCTCTTCAATGATGGCAAGAAATAAAAAGTCTGGAGCACCAAATACAGATAGTTTGGCAAATGGTCTAAGAGTTGAACCTGCGGGTGGAAGTACTGCTATTTCTAGTATCGATTCTGCTATTAATAATACTGTCACTAAACTCCAAACAACTAGAGGAGTTTACGATTCAAATATAGAAATTGCAAGAACAGCAGAGAAAATAATTAAGGTCATTAGACCGATGATTGAGATTGCTTTGAAGGGAGTTAATGATGAAGTTACAAGTAGAACTCCTGATGGTTTAGAAAAACAATATAAACTTTTCTATGAGAAAAAACTTAATGCATTGTATTATCAAGCTCTTGGTATTACAACATCAGGTATTGGACAGTTTCAAGGTGGAAATACTGGTATTACAACTGCAATGAAAACAGCAGCACATCAAGCAGGATTAGACAGACAACTTGAATTTGAAGATCCTATTGTTGCATTTGAAGAAGCACAAAATGATATCTTACAAACTGTAGAAGATGATGTTACATCCAGAATGAAAACTCATGTAGCAAGAACACTAAGATTTATTGCAGAAAGTCCCGCAGATGTTCCTAAGTGTGTTGCAGAAAACTTAATGGTTAGAGCAACAGTTGAAATTGGTTATGGATTAGATGAAGCATGTAAACCATATCTCATTCCATTAGAACCAATTAATGGTTTAATTAATATTACTGATCGGGTCTGGTCATCAGAATCAGTTTACGAACCTATTGAACCTGTTGATGGTGCACCTAATTTTGGTATAGTTTTAGGTGGTGGTGGTTACACTGTTCCAGTTGTAGATAAGGACAGAGTAATGAGAGTAACTCCAATTGCTGCTGGCGAATCAAGAGATAAACAATTATTATTTCAAAATGAAACCCCATACTCTGCTGATCCAACATATGATGGGGGAGTATTAGGTAAGTGTTACACAGGACCACCTGTATGTAGTGGTTTGATTGTTGAAATTGTTGGAGGTAATGCAACTAAAAATGCAACAGTAGCACCAATTTTTGAAAGAGTCCCAACAGAGGAAGAAGTTGGACAATTTGCTGCTGCCGTTGGTGGAACTGGTGTTCTTGCAATTCAAGTTGTAGATCCTGGCGAGGGATATAAGAAAACACCAAAAATTGTTGTAAAAGATCACTCAAACCAAGGGTTTGGATGTATTGCTGAAGCAAAGATTGATTTTAATACAGGATCTCCTACATATGGTCAGTTATTAAGAATCACTGTTAAATCTCCTGGTCAATCATATCCACCTAATGTTTGTCCAGAGACTATTACAAACGATACTCCTAATAGAGTAGTCAGTATAGGTAAAGAAGGTGGTTACATTAACACCATTAATATTGTTAATATGGGATCTAATTATAAAGTTACTGACGAATTCAATACAAAGGCACTGAAACCTGTTATCTCTCTAGGTAAACTGGTCGGTGCAGATATTCTTGAACCAGTTTTATATGATGAATTACCAAACATCAAACTTGTTTCTGATACTGGTAAAGGAGCAAAAATTTATCCTATCTTAGATAATAGAGAACCCGTTGAAACATATGGATACAGGAGAATTATTGATTGTGTAGGTTACTGGTCAACTCAAGGTGCTAAAATACCAGTTGGATTTGTAAATGGTCGTCCTTACTATGGTGCATACCATTCACATAAGAATGGAATTTTGATGACGGGTCAAGTTCATACTAAGTTTAGTGTTATTATCTACACTACTCCTGATGCAAGTATTGCAAATGCTGATACAATCCCAGATGCATCGACTGTAGCAGGTGCAGCATCGTCTGCTGATCAAGTTGTGTTACCATTACAAGGTACTGAAGCAGCTACTACAACAGTGGATGAAAATGTTTTAAATTACGGAACTTCATTACAAGATGCAGTCAGTTCTCAGTCAGGATTCTCTGCTGATCCTACTACAACAACTACATCATCTAGTGGTGGTACACAAACTACAACAACTCAATCATCACCACCTCCATCATCAAGTCCACCAAGTTCTCCTCCCCCTCCTCCACCTAGCAGTGGTGGTGGCGGTGGCGGCTATGGAGGCGGTTACTAAATATTGATATGAGAAATACAAAAGAACCATCATATGTAAAACAGTTCGGACCTAACTTAGCAATTTCTTCTGCTAATGAGGTTGGAACTGGTGGAGAAGAAGCATATAAAATGTATTCTGTAAACTTACAGGAGGATGTTGCCTTCCATAGTTTTTCAGAAAACGGAACTTTTAGATGGCATAGTGATAAAAGTATAGAAGTAGATGCAGGTATCACTGGAGAAGGTGGACTTGATATGATGTTTATGTGTCATAATGGAAGTTATCAAGTAACTGCTGATAATGGCACAATTGTTTTAAAGGGAGAAAATATTGTTATTGAAGCATCGAATGGAGTTTCGATCAAGGCAAAGACATTTTCTCATAATTCAAAAAACTATACTGCAACTGCAACAGCTGCCAGTAGTTCTTTTAGTAAAGGAAGTTGGCAAGCAAATAGAAAACTGCTGCCAGGTGGTGCATCCAGTTTCAGTGGATCTGCCTTCAAAGGATCCCGTGTCGCAAAAGAACAACTCCTTACCAGAGCACCTAATGTGAGATAGGGGATTGACAAGGGGTGGGTTATGCTCTATACTATATGAGTAATTAACAAAATTCCATGAATCCAGATTTCTCTATCGAAGAAACAGACTCTCTTGTTTTCGGAGTTGTTGTGGACATCTGCACTCGCTCTTTCGTTTTGCTTAGTGATAAAGGTGAGGAAAAGGAAGTCCAATGTGATAGTTTCCAACAATTTACAAATATCCTTGAGTTTGTCAGAGACAGTTTGGAACCTACCCAAGTTTTATATGCAGAACCTGCAGTAAGTCTTAGATGAATAAATATTGAAAAGATGATAAGACATGGAATCTTCTTTTCAATATCTACTAACGGCAGACTACCGTTGGTATAATAAAAAATCTACAATCTGTTTATTCTATTACATTCAAGGTACTCCATTTACCTTTGATGAATTACCTTCACTGATGCAAGATCATCCAGAAGTAATAGCAGAAGCAGATTCACAAGAACCTATTGAACCAGAAGAGTTGTGGAGAGCGTCTAATTATCTGTCTCTTGAACAGATGCATCCATGTCTTTTTGAGTTGAATGTAGACAATCCAGAATTATTACCTGATCTCGCACAATGAAACTAACACAAGAAATTATTGATAAGATCCAAGAAGCAATGTTACATACCAAAAAAGATGGTAGTATCAATTGGCAAGATAGTGATGAAATAGAGGTAAATTTGGCAGGTACATTTGCTGCTGATAGATTTATTGTAATTAAAAATAAGACTAAAGATCCTGTTGTAAGTGCTTTACCACATCCTAACTTTGATTATGAAAAGAAAGAGTGGAAGACATGAAGTTCGAGTTTGAAAAATCCTTTGGTAAAGGTACAGATCCTTGGTATGAAAAGGCAGAGAGGTGGGCAAAGAAGCAACGCTTTCCCATCTCTTTCCTTGCGTCAGGTATTATTAAGTGGTTAAAGGATAAATGGATTGATATTAAGATTGCAAATACGATGAGAGATATTGATAGGCAATCAGAAGAGATTAAAAAGATATGGGAAGAAGAGGAAGCAAAACAATTTGCTCCTGAGATTATAGAAACTCCATCTGAAGTAAAAGGATTGATGGATATGGAGATAAAAAATCCTGTAAAATGGGAAGATCTACCATAATTAGTTAGAAACAAGCATACATATACATAATGGATCTTTTAGTCTTCTAAATAGATTAGCATAACATTTTGTATTAGCATAGGGAAAGATGCCTCTTAGTAAGCTAGAAAATTTTATTAAGAATACTGAAGGTCGTATATTATACGTCAATCCAAGTGATATTGACTCTACCGACAGTCTTGATAATCAGGGTAACTCGCTAACGAAACCCTTTAAAACAATTCAGAGGGCGATGTTAGAATCTGCCCGTTTCTCGTATGTACGAGGAAAAGATAATGATATTATTGATAAAACAACGATTCTATTGTTCCCTGGTGAACATTTGATTGATAATAGACCTGGATATGGTATTGTAGATAATCTTGGTGCTAAAGCAGTTTCACCTGCTGGTGCTCAGTCTGTTGCGTCCACTGAGTTTGGACTAACCTTAAACTCAAACTTTGACCTTTCCCAAGAAGATAACGATTTATATAAGTTTAATAGTGTTAATGGTGGTACTATTCTTCCCCGTGGTACTTCTATAGTTGGTCTTGACCTTAGAAAAACCAAAATAAGACCGAAATATGTTCCAAACCCTACAGACCCTGATACTCCTGAAAGTGCTATCTTCAGAATCACTGGTCTATGTTACATTTGGCAGTTTACTATTTTTGATGCTGACCCTAATGGTACAGTATATACTAACCATCAAAACTTTACAAACCAGTTATACGTTTCCAGACCTCTATTCTCTCACCATAAACTAACTGCATTTGAGTTTGCAGACGGTGTTAATAAGGCACCAGGTTATAATTATACTGACTTGAGCATGTATTATTATAAGTTGACTCATGCCTTCGGTCCTAATACTAACAGACCTATTGCATTCCAGTGGCCAGATCAACAGGGTGACTTTGATAAACAAAGAACAGAGTGGGAAATTGTTGGTGCACTAGCATCTGATCCTATTGCTATTTCTAATATCATTTCTGGTGATGGTACTACTCCAACCACAACTGTTACTGTTGATACAGACGTACCACACTTACTTGATATTGGTACTCCTATTAGAATTACTGGTATCAACGTTGCCAACTATAACGTCAGTACGACTGTAACTAACGTTGTTACTGATACTAAGTTTACATATACGTTATCAGTTATTCCTGTAAACCTAGATCCAACACCATCAACATCCAGTCCAAGAGTTACAGTTGAATCTGATACTGTTAAGGGTGCATCTCCATATATCTTTAACATCTCCCTACGTTCTGTTTATGGTATAAACGGATGTCATGGTGATGGAAGTAAGGCAGATGGTTTCCGTTCCATGGTTACAGCGCAGTATACGGCAATTTCTCTACAAAAAGATGACCGTGCTTTTGTAAAATATAATAAGAACGCTGGTACATATGATGGTATTAACATTAGCACACCTTCTTATGGTGCTGACCTACCTGCTGGTTCTTCCTCAACAAACAGTGAGCAAGTATATCACTTAGATAGTAGAGCAGTCTATAGAAAGGGTTGGGAAACATGCCATATGAAATTCACCAATGATGGTGTATGTCAGGTCGTTTCGGTTTTCGCTATCGGATTTGCAAGACACTTCCAAGTAAGATCTGGTGGTGACCAATCAATTACCAACTCTAACTCTAACTTTGGTCAAATTTCTCTATATGCAGATGGATTCAAGAAAGAATCTTTCGGTAAGGACGATCAAATTTATATTACTGGTTTAGTTCCACCAAAAGCAATTCCAAGTTCTGTAGAAACCAAGATTAATTATCTTACTCTTGATGTTGGTTTAACAACAGCTGTTGGTGTTTCTTCTCACTTATACCTTAAAGATTTTACAGCAGAAACAGGTGTACCACCATCAGGTGCACAGGGTTTCAAAGTTGGTGCAAAAGACTTTGATAAACTATACGTAAACCTTAGCAATACTGGTATTGGAGAAACATATTTTGCAAACATCCAGATGATGGATAATACTGTTTCTGTATCTTCGACTATTGCTGCTGGTGAAAATATTGGATTCAAACAAACACAGGTTGTTGGTACAATTGGAGGTCCAAATGATGAAACAACCTTAAACACTAATGGTAATCATACATTTATTACTGGTGAGTCAGTAATTGTAATTCAAGATCAAGGTAATATTCCTGATGGTATTACTGATCACAGATTATATTATGTCATTCGTACATCAACGAACACACTTAAGTTCGCATCAAACTTAACTAACGCTCTAAATGGAAAAGGTCTTAACCTCAATAACGTCAAGACTGATGGTAGTTTACAGATTATCTCTAGAGTTTCTGATAAAATACCTGGTAATGTAGGACATCCTGTTCAATTTGATCCTAACAAGAGTAACTGGTTTATTAAAGTTGATAGATTTAATGAAATATACCCTCAATTAGTTTCTAAAGGTGTAGCAGGTATAGGTGAAGCGACTTCTGAAACATGGTTTAATAGAGTTCAGGAAAATAGATCTCTTGATGAAAGAATCTATACTGCTAGAATGTTCATTCCTAAGGAAGCGGATGATGCAAGAGATCCTAGTGATGGTTTCGTTGTTCAGGAATCTAAGAGCACTAGTGATATTCTTTTTGATCCTGTCCAAATTACTCAAGAACAATACCAATATGATAGAAACCCAAGATTTATTGGTACATGTTCCTATGATAGTGTTACCGCAACAGTAACACTCTTCTCAGAAAGACCACATACAATGAAAAAAGGACATCTTATCAATGTCAGAGGAGTTAAGAGTGCAAATAATATTAATTCAATCGATAATCAAGGTTACAATGGTCGTTACCAAATTATTGAGGTTGTAGATGCACATACACTTAAATATGCAATTACTAGTGGTGATCCTGGTGTATTCCAGAATGATACATCTGTAAGAGATAGTAAGTTACCAAGATTTGAAAAGAACCAAATTAATGCAAACTTCTTTATCTTCCGTCCAAACATTCTTGAAGATTTTGCACAAGGATTTAATGATGGTATCTCACAGGCAGACTTTGTTAGTGCATCTTATCCATTAGACATTGAGTTTAATGATCGTAATTTTACTCAACCCGTTGAAGATTTCTACCCACAGTTGGATAGAGACAACTGGGATGATAACCCACTACCTTCTCAAACTTATGCCAAGAGAACTCCAATTGGATTGACTGTTCTTAACGATAAGAAAAAGTCTTTGACCAGAGAAGCGATAGACAATTTTGTCAAGGATATTGGTATTGGTATTACTATGGTAAGTATTGCAACTTCCGAAGCATCTGGTATTGCAACAATTACAACATCCACATTCCATGAATTTGGAAAACTACAACTGGTATCTAATATTAGTAATGCTGGTTCTGGTTTTGCTGATGGAGTTTACTATAATAAGAAACTATTTAATACTGGTACAACTACTTGGGATGGTGCATTAGCAAAGATTATTGTTAGTAGCGGATCAGTTATTGAATGTACTATCACTGCTGGTGGTGCTGGTTATGTTGGTGGTGAAGTTTTAGAAATTGAAGGTTTCTCTGGTGCTCAAGTAACAACCGCAGCAAATGAAATTTCACATGGTATTGGTGATGTTTTACAATTTACTGGTATATCTACAGTTTCTGACTGTTTCTACAGAGTTGTAAAAATTCCATCTTCTACAAGTGTCGCAGTCGCAATGACTGAAGGTGACCAAGTAGTAGTAGCTGAACAGTTTTATATAAACACAGGTCCTTCCGTTGAAATATCATCTGTTGACTTTAATGCATCTGCTGGTATTGCAACATTTACAACTACAGGTCTTGCTGGTGGTCACGGTCTTGTACAAGGTAATGCTTTCAGAGTTGTTGATTCCTTTAATAATAAAGTTTCTGCTGCTGGTACGCAAACTCCAGATCAACCAAAATATTTTAACTTCCTTGTTGAAAACGTTGCAAGCACATCACAATTCTCTACCAAAACTTATAATCCAAATATTATCAATGCTGCTACTGTTTACAAAGGTGGTATGACAGCTAATGCTGGTTCAATTCTAGGATCTGCTGACGAGAAGATTGGTGGTAGAGGTATGCCATTTTATGATAATGAAATAGGTTCATTAAAAGAAGCAATTGGTGATACTGATGCTGATAATATTATCAGAGTTGGTATCTTCACTGATACTTCTGGATCTGTTGGTGTTGGTTCTACTGCAAGATACAAGATTGGTCATTATGTACAGGTCAACAATGAGATTATGAGAATATCCAGAAATGATCTTTCTGGTGTTAATAATGATGGTCTTACTGTTCTTAGAGGTTACTTTGGTACAGAGAAGAAAATTCATCCTATTGATTCCAAAGTTAAAAAGATTAAGGCAATTCCCGTAGAACTTCGTAGAAACTCAATCTTAAGAGCATCTGGTCACACGTTTGAATATCTTGGTTATGGTCCAGGTAACTATTCTACTGGTCTACCTGCTGTTCAGGATATTACACTAACACCTATGGAAACATTCCTTGCCCAAGCACAGGAATTATCTGGTGGTGTTGTTGTATACACTGGTATGAACAACGATGGTGACTTCTTTATTGGTAACAAATCTGTTTCTTCTGCAACTGGTAGAGAGACAAGTTATGATACACCAATTGCATCTGTTACGGGTGAAGAGGGCACTGCTGTTATAGGTGACTTTGATGAAGTTACTATCTCTCAGAGACTTAAGGTTGAGGGTGGTGCATCTAAAACAATCTTATCTCAGTTCGATGGTCCTGTAACATTCCAGAATGAGATAAAAATTAACGATGATGTATTGATTGATGGTGATAAATTTATTATTGATGCTAAGACACAATTAACTGGTAATCTTAATGTCACTGGTGATGTAACTGCAACTGGTATCGGTTCCTTTGGTGGAAACGGTAGTTTCGGTGGTAACTTAACCATTGATGGTTCACTAACAGTTGGTTCACTTAACACTAGCGTCAAAGCAGATGGTGATACTATTGAACTTGGTACAGTCGCATTTGTTAATACCTCTGGTGGAACTGTTGCATTGACCGTTCCAGATCCAGGAACTGCTGCTAAGAACTTCAAAGTAATTGACATTTCTGGTAATGCATCTGTCAATAATATTACACTCACATTCCAGACAGTTTCACCTAATCCCACTAGAAATGTAATGGGATATTCTGAAACTCAATTCATTATTAACCAAGATCATGCAGCGATTGGATTTGTATTCAATACCAATGATAATAATTGGTATCCTACCGAGTTCTAATCGCACTAAATACTTAAAATAGTATCCCGCGCTATAACTATTTGAATAATGGCACAAAATTTTAGAAAGGTATTTACAGTCAGAGACGGTATCCAGGTATCTGGAGAATCTCTTGTCGTCGCTAATAATCGAGTTGGTATTGGTACTTCTACTCCGCAAAGACAGGCAGAGGTAGTTGGTGAACTCTTAGTTTCTGGTAAACTATCCAATACTGGTGTGGTTTCTTTCCGAAACCTAGAATTATCTGGTATTACAACTTTCTATGAGTTTGATGATGTAACGGGATATAAAGGATTAGGTGCGGGTACAACTAATCCAGGTACTGTTATTGGTATTGGTACTAGTTACGCTGGTATTCAGACTGGTGCAACAATGCAGGTTGGATTTGGTATTACATTTTTTGCCAATTCAGGTAGATTTGAAGCAATCGCATTTCATGGTGATGGATCTACATTATCTAATGTTCCTGTCTCTGGTTGGACATCTACGTCTGAAGCACCGCCAGCACTGGTTGCAGCAAATACAGAGGACATTTATAGACTTGCAAGTGTCGGTATTGGTACGACGATTGTAACACACCGACTGACTGTAAAGACGGGTAATTTTGACGGGCAAGATGTTAAGGGAGATATTTTTGTAGATCAACATGGAGAGTTTGGTGGTATTGTAACAGCACTCTCTTATAGAGGTGATTTATCATTTATGTCTGGTATCGCCCAGACTGCAGGATTTGCTAGGACTGCATTTGGATTACAGGGAGATCCTACTATTGGTATCACCACTCTGACTGCACTAGGTGATGCAACAATCAACGGTAAACTTTCTATCAGTACGTCAGTCAACCATTTGATTGCTGGTGCTGGTCTTAGTGTCACTGGTATTGTAACAGCAACAGCAGGTTTTGCAGGTTCTGTTACTGGTGATGTAGCAGGTAATGCCACAGGTCTACGATTAGAACCTGATATTTCTGTAAGCAATATATTTGCCAAAACAGTTGGTGTTGGTACTACAAATACTGGTATTGCAGTAACAACTAATGGTGGTGTACTCATTGATGGACTGTTAGACCCAACTGGTAACACCTATTCTGGTATTACTACAGATAATGAACCACCTAATTATCATGTATTCCTAAGAAATAAAGATGATAAAGATGCTGCCACTATTGGTATAGGATTTGGTGTCGGCATGGGTAACACTTCTGGTGGTGCACTTGTTTATGAACAACAAGGTAATGAAGGTGGTAATATTTCGGTATATACAAGAAATTCAACAAGTGCAAGAGCACAAAGAAGATTTACTGTAGGTAATGAAGGAAATGTTGGTGTCGGTACATCACGACCAGGTAAGAAACTCGCGGTAATAGGTGATGCTGAATATTTTGGTAATGCAGAATTCACTGGTGCAGGAGTAACATTCAGTGATGGTGCAAACGTAAATGTTGAACTCTTCACACAAGGGTCATTTGCAGGTATCTTGACTGGTTTGACTGCTATTAGGTCAGAAGATACAAACTATGCATCAGGAACAAGAAACGTATTTGGTTTAAGTCACTTTAATACATCTGTTGGTTTAGGTCTTTCTATTGGTGAACAAACAACAGGATTGTATCCTGGTCAACCAAGAGTTGTTATTAATCCACCTGGTGTTCCTACTACTGTAGATGATTATTATTGTACATTTGCAAATGGTGGATCTGCATACTTAGGTTATCAAGGTTTACAAAGTAAAATTGTTATTGCTAGTGATGCTTGTATCGCATTTTCTACCAGTAATTACTTACAAGGTATTGTCGCTGACTTAACACCATATCATCTTGGTAGTGGAGACGCATATGGTGGTGGAAACTATACTGGTGTGACTACAGGATTCTTAAGATTGCCTGTAAATACAGACCAAAGAATGGATGGTATTTTTGCTCCTGGTAGTTATACAGCATCACAAGATATAGG